AAAAAGAGAGAGAAGAAATTACAAAATTACGAAGTTATCTAGATAACAATCATGATGATTCATTTGTATATGACTTTGATAAATTTCCAAAAACTGTCTTTGGCGGCGTATTAACCGAAGGAGGCGCAGCAGGACATATGGCACACCCATATGATGATCATGGATTAACTTTCAATGAAATGAAAGAAATAGTTTCCCGGGCATTAGAAGGTCGTTTAGATATTGAAGAAGCAGTAACAGAAAAGACTGATGGACAAAATATTCAAATTACATGGAAAAACGGAGAAATTGGTTTTGCACGTAATAAAGGCACTATAATTAATCCATGGACAACACCGGAAATTATTGCAGACTTTGAAAGAAAATATCAAAAAAGTGTTGCAACAAATGGTGTTGCTGGATCTGAAGGATATAAACTAGTAGTAGAAGCATATAGAGCATGTGCAGAAGATTTAACAGAATCTTTAAGAATGATTCCAGCTGATAAATTAAATGAAATATTTAAAAACGGACGAGTGTTTGCTAATATGGAAATAATTTATCCTGCAACTAAAAATGTAATTACATATGATAAAGCTCATTTACAGTTTCATAATTTAATTGAATATGATGAAGCTGGAAATGTTATACAAACTGATATGACCGGTGGAAAGCTATTGCAAAACATTATACAAGATGCAAATGCACATCTTCAAAAAACATTTTCATTTATTCCGCCACAGCAAATTAAATTAGGTCGGGTATATGATTTTGAAGATCAACAAGCAGCATTTTTTAGCGAAATTGATCAACTACAAAATAAATTTAGACTACAACCAACTGATCTGGTAACTGAATATCATAAGGCTTGGTGGGCAGATGTTATTCGTACAAAAGCACAAGAATTAGGATATCAAATTCCAGAAAATGTTTTAACTACATTAATTTATCGTTGGGCCTTCAATGACAAATCTACCAATATTACAATACTTAAAAAACAAATTGACAATCCTGAGTTCGCAACATGGGTAGCGGAATTTGATAAAAAAGATTTTAAAGTTTATCAAAAACAAAACATGGAACCATTTGAAACTATCTTTTTAAGATTAGGAGCAGTGGTATTAAAAAATGCAGAAAACTTCCTAGCAGCAAATCCTAGTAAAACAGTACAAGAATTAAAAACAGAATTAGCTCAATTAATTAAAGAATTGCAAGCATCGGGCAATGAAGTGACAATTAAAAAATTAGAACACGAATTACGCCGTATACAAAAGTTAGGCGGATTTGAAGCAATTGTACCAACCGAAGGAATTGTATTTGTCTACGGCGGACATACCTATAAATTAACCGGTGCGTTTGCTCCCGTCAATCAACTACTAGGAGTATTGAAATATACACGATAACATATTTATATAAAATGGATAAAAATCATGGCTGAAAAACACAAAAGCAAATACAAAAAACCAGAAAATACCAAACCTACTTATCGTAAAGACATTAAAGATTATACGATGGATGATAAAGATGGCGGAATGAATCCACAATCTGCAGGTGATACAATACCCAATCTTTTACGCAAAACGGATAAAGAAATGCAAGATGATGGAAAAATGTATCCAACATATGATGCTGATGATCGTTTATATAAAGATTTAGAAGATGGTGATTATGATCCTAAAACTGCTTTGAAACGTATGAAAAAACGTGAAGATAAAGAAGAAAAAGAAATTGCCGATGTTATTAAAGATAAAGTTGAAAATCTAACGCGTGAACAAAAAGAACATTTAATTAGAGAATATATCCGTCGCAAAATAACTAAAGTGTTAATGGAACAACCAACTACACCAGCACCGGAAGAAGAACCTGTAGCAGATACGCCTGCAGAAGAACTTCCGGTAGAAGAGCCAGCTCCATCAGTTGAACCTGCGCCGACTGATATGGCAGCACCAGCACCAACTGATGCACCTGCTCCAACTGACGCAGCAGCTACACCTACCCCTGCAGAAACACCAACTGAAGAGCCTGCAGCTAATCCAGAACAAGAATTAGATCCAGAAGCAAGAGAAGCATTAGCAGTACAACGTTTCGTTGATCATTTAAAAGAAGAAACGGGAAATATTGCTAGAATTAAATCAATTTCAAAAGTTATCAATTCTGTATTAAAAGATTCAGAACCAGAAGATTATAAAAACTTTTTTGAAATGTTAAGATCGTTAGCTATTAACAAACTTCAAAGAGGTCAGACTAAAAAAAGTAATACAAATAAATAATAAGTTATGTCTAAAAAGTTACAAAATGTTAAAGCTGTTCAACAAATGTTGGATGGTAGTCATAAATTTCAAACTAAAAAAACTGTAGGATTTTCTGATGTCGAGAAAACGGCTAAAGATAATGAACGACATTTAATAGGTGATGTATGGGAAGATGTTGATATAGCAACAGGTATTACATACATTATTGAACAACGTGATGGGTTTAGAATTAGAAAACCAAAAAATTCAGAAATATTTCAAGAAATTCGTGAAGAACTTCGAGCTTTCACTAATTGCCGAAAAGAAACATGTACATGTACAGGTAAACATCCTATTGATCAAAAAATGCGTAAGATTCACGGAATGTGTTTTGATTGCACAATTGAAATGGAACATGAATTAAAAAAAGAAGGCAAGTATCAAGACTATGAGCAACAAAAGATACGTGAAAATGCATTAGCATGGTTAGCTTCTGCAGAACGCGATGTTGTTATGTTGAAAGAAGCATATACACAAGCATCTCAATTTGTTAGTAGTGGAAATGGTGATGTTGAAACATGGACACAAAAAATGACACCGGAAGAATTTGAAGAAACAGTACAAAAACAATTTGATACATTTAAAGAAAACTTTTTAACTAATCTAAACAAGGAAACAAAAAATGAAAATGATTAAAAAATATTGGGTAGCTATCGTTGTTGGTATCGGCGCAATTATTGCATTTTTTCTATTTAATTCAAAAAAGAAATCAAAAAAATTAGAAAAAATTGCTGAGAAGATTGAAGATAATACAAATAAAATTATCGAAACTGAAAAGAAAATTGAAGTAATCAAAGAAAAAACGGCAGCTGCAAAAAAAGAAGCAGTTAAGTTAAAAAATGAAATTGCTGAAATTGAAGAAGCTAAAGAAACAATTGAAGTTGTAGAAGTAGCAATCGAAGATGCAAAAGAAAATATTTTGAAAAAAACACGTAGAAAAAAATGAAAAAACTAATTATCATTTTATTATTTCCAGTTATTGCATTTTCGCAAAAGGGAAAGTCAAAACCAGATACATGTTTTACTCAATCTGAGTTAGCAGATATATCATTTGTAATAGACTCGCTTTGGGTAGCAGATGATATTAATAATGAATTAATTGTTAAATATCGTAGTTTAGTTAAACAACAAGATTCAATTGCAATATTAGATTCTATGCATATTGTAGAACAAGACAACGAAATTAAATTGTTAAAATCTAACATTGATTTATATAAAGAACAAATTAAATTGATGCAACCGAAATGGTCTGACAAAAAAGGCTTATGGTTTGGATTCGGATTTTTATCAGCATTAGGCACCGGAATTTTAGTTAATCAACTAGTAAAATAATATGATGCAACCAAACATAAAACAGATCATTCAACAACAATACACAATGTGTGCGAAAGATCCTGTTTTCTTTATGCGTCAATATTGTTATATTCAACACCCGAAAAAAGGTAAGATTAAATTTAACCTATTTCCATTTCAGGAAGATTCATTAACTGAATTACGAGATAATAGATACAGTGTTATCCTTAAGTCTCGTCAGTTAGGTATCTCAACTTTATCTGCGGGGTTTGCTCTTTGGAGCATGTTATTCAAAGAAGACTTCAACGTACTTGTTATTGCAACGACTCAAGAAGTAGCAAAAAACTTAGTAACAAAAGTACGTGTTATGCACGACAATTTGCCTAGTTGGTTAAAGGGTACAATTGAAGCAGACAATAAACTTTCATTGAAATTCAAAAACGGCTCGCAAATTAAAGCAGTATCATCTGCAACTACCGGTGCACGTTCTGAAGCCTTATCATTGCTTATTATTGATGAAGCAGCCTTTATACGTAACATTGAAGAAATATGGATTGCATCGCAAGCAACATTATCAACGGGTGGTGGAGCTATAGTTTTGTCTACACCAAACGGAGTAGGTAACTGGTTTCATCAAACATGGGCAGATGCTGAAGCAGAGATAAATGGTTTCCATACAATTAAATTGAATTGGGAACTACATCCAGAACGTGACCAGGAATGGCGCGACCAACAAACACAACTATTAGGCGAAAGAGGTGCAGCACAAGAATGTGATTGCGATTTCATTAGTTCAGGACACACTGTAATTGATGGTGCTATATTACTAGAATTTGATGAAAAATGTATAGAACCAATTGAAAAGAGAGGCTTTGACAATGCGTATTGGATATGGGAATATCCTGACTATGCTAAAGATTATTTAGTTGTAGCAGACGTTGCGCGAGGTGATGGTGGCGACTGGTCTACATTCCATGTTATTGATGTACAAGATGTACGACAGGTTGCAGAATATAAAGGTAAACTACCTCCAAAAGATTTTGGTAACATGCTCGTAACAGTTGCAACTGAATGGAATAATGCATTGCTAGCAATTGAAAATGCAAACATTGGATGGGCTGCAATTCAGCCGGCATTAGACAGAAATTATGAAAATATATTTTATACATATAAAGATGACGGATATGTTGATACAGATGTACAATTGAAAAAAGGTTATGATATGAAAGATAAGAGCCAAATGGTTCCTGGAGTATCAACTACAACTCGTACACGCCCATTAATGATATCAGCATTAGAAATGTATATGAGAGAGCGAACACCGGTAATTAGAAGCAAACGATTGATTCAAGAATTGTTTGTGTTTATTTGGTTAAATGGTAAAGCTCAATCACAAAGCGGATACAATGATGACTTGGTTATGGCATTCTGTATCGGGTTATGGTTACGTGATACATCACTCAAGTTAAGACAACAAGGTATTGAATTAACAAAACGGTCAT